GCAGCTCTAAACATTTCATGCTTTGCAATATAGAATTGATCTAGTTTTGATAATGGTTCAGGAGTTTGGCGAACTACTCTCCGATTAACCTTTTTGCGTGGTGTGCGTTTTCGTGTGTTCGCCATAACAGAAATTATCGCTTACTGATTAAGACAAACAGATCATCAACACGCGCTTCAAGTCTAGTAATTTGATCTTTCATTGAACTTCCGCTATTGGGTTTTAGTTCCTGTAAATAAGATTTAATAACCCAGCGCAGACCCAGCAATAAACTTGTAGATACGGCGCTTACTCCAACGGCTATGCCAACCCATTCGTTTGCGGTCATAAGGCATTAATTCCATAATCCGCTTCGCTCCCTGATTTTGGATCTAACGCTTTAGCAATAGGCGCAACAATTGCACCAAGCATAGTTGCATAGGCTGGATGAATGTCAGCCACTATTGCTAGGGCAACTGTAATTCCACTAGCTGCCACAGCTCTTAAATATGACTTAATTGCTGCTTTGTGTTTTTTAGATAGTTTCATTAGTTGCCTTTCAGTAGTGGGATGTCGAACTTCTCGCCAGTTTGATTTGGCTTAAAAGAAATATGGATGTGTCTATGGTGAGGATTTATCCCTGTATATTTTCTAAACTTCCACAATGATCTAGCACTAGCGATCTTGCCAGCATGGATTATGTAAGATATACGCTTATCTTTTTTTGCTGCGAGTCGAAGCTGATCTGCCAAATCATAACTAATCCCTTGTTGGTCAGATAAGCCAGCGTCAATATCGATCGCGCAAACTTCTCCGTCTGGTCTTGGGTTATGATCGGATTTTCTAGATTGATGCTTAAGATCACCGATCCATCCATCAGATTTCCGGCTGCGATCCAAGAACGCTCCATTTATTTGGTCGCGTAGTGTTTCAGCAGCTTTAGATAAATATGGCTTCATTAGCCAAGTAACAATTTTGCTTCGTCAGCAGTAATGCCAAGTCTGTCAAGTAATGCTTGCTTTTCGGCAACCTTCGCTTCGGCTTCAGATTTTTGTGCTTCATAATTAGCGTTATCTAATTCTAATTGTGCTAATTCCTCAGCATTTGCGTCTCTAATAATTTCTTCGCCAGTTTCGCAATTTACAATTTTGACTTGTGGTGTGTTTGTTTTAGCCATTATTTAACTCCGTAAAGTAGGACTGTTCCTGATGTAAAATTACCGCTTTGTGGTAACAAAGTTAAACTATTAATTGCTACTTTTTGATTGTATAAAGATGTTTGTGCATTATTTTGGTGAGTTACATCGTCTGAATCAAGACCCCACCCATATCCTATAAAGACTTTTTGAGTATCTGTGTTTAAATAATCATAAACAAAACCAAAACACAATTGATTGCAATTTGCCGCAACATTTGTTTGAGTTGTTCTCCATATATTAAATTGTGCTGCGCCATACGCGGCAGGATTATTAAAACCAGCCCCAGTCACATATCTACTAGCACCTGAATCTCCATTAAATCTTGCATACATTGGCATTGCGTCTGTGGCTGGACAATAATTTCTTAAAACTATAAATAAGTGATTATAGGTTGAAGGTATTGATGAAAGAGTAACGCTTGCACCTGATAGTGTCGTTGTGCTAATTAAAGTCATACCACCTGTAGAAATTGTTGCCCATTCGGGTGCAGTTGCACCAGAATTAACTCGAAGCAATTGTCCAGCTGTTCCAATTCCAACTCGGGCTTTTGCCGTTGAAGTTGTGTAATAATCAATATCGCCAGCAGTAGTTCCCGGATTTAATGCCTTAAGTGTTGTGTCAGCAGATGAACCAAGTGTGCGAATTGCTGCTGCACCATCTTTGACCAGCGCGGTATTGTCTGGAGTGCTCCAGCTATAATTAGTAGTGGTTGCCATTTTGTCCTATTCCTATGAGATTATTGTAGCGTATTCCCAAGTCAAAGTTGGGTCTATTGTGTTCCATGCCTCTGTGGCTGGGGTTGTGTTCCAACGCATCGCCACTTGGCTAAATGCGACTGGCGAAACATTTATTGTGAGAAACAGTTCATTAAACCTAGTGCTCCATGACCAGCCCTCAACATAACCTTCAAAATCTCCACCTGATATTTGGGTTGGTAGGTTTTGAATATGAACTGGCATCCCCATAAACACAGCTAGTAGATCATCTCGATCTGCGTTATCAATTTCAGGGTTAGTGATTGGGAAGGTGATCGATTGGAATGCTGGTATCGGATAAGCTCTTTGGGCTATGTATCGATCTGCAATTGCCTGAGCATCGACAGCACCCTGAACCCTTGAATTAATGCTTTCGGCTTTGTAGCCATATAAGGCAATTGAAGCTGCATCGGTAGCTGTAACCTGTGAGTTGTAATTGTTGCCATAGTTAATATAAATATCATTACGAACATCTGCTGATCTCATAATTGTAGATAAACCTTGACCTAAAGCGTGCCGAGCATCTAGTTCAACATAACCATTGATTAAAAGATAATTCTGCCTATGATCTGCGTCTGCATAACCGATATTGCCTTGATTGTCTTCGTAAATATATCCAAATGCTGAATTAGCGATATCTGAAATAATGTTGTAGATGGTGTCCACAGTTGTAGATTGAGCGGTCATGGTATACAGACCCGGCTGATCTATTTCACCAAGTCCTAAATTGACTGCATCTTCCCAAGTTTCGGTTGCATCATAAGTTGACCATTGAGAAGCTGCTGGAACATCATTCCAAGTGCCAAGTAATATGCTAGAAAGAATCTCATAGATTTGGTTGCCATCCTCATCTTGAGAAATGTTATCATCCCAAATTTCTTTGGTTAATTTTGTTAATGTTCCCATTGCTAAAATGGTGTATTGAATAACTGTTGCAATTTGACCGGTTGCACCTACTGAAACAGTTACATCTGTTAAATCTCCGCCAAATAAACTTACATAAGATCCAGTTGAGTCTTTTACTTGTAAATCAAAACTATCGTTTATCTCAAAAGGTAAAGTTTGGTTATTTAATGCAACCAGCGTAACTTGCATATAAGAAGGAAGTGGCTGTTGGTAGATGTCAGATCGACCTGCTGTATGCTGAACATCTGAAATAGTTATGTCAGTATAATCAACCCCACCGACAGTTAATTTCCAATCAGGTGTAAAAACTGTCATTATCTATCCCTTAGAGCAGTTACACTTCTCGCTGATTGGCTGTTTAGATAATTTGCAACAGTTCGAGCAGTTCCCTCAGGATCTAATGCCCCACTAATTGTAATGTTATTGATTTGACCCATACCACGACCACCAAAAGTTGATCCGCTTGGAGTTGGTATATTTTCAAATCCCGATCTAGCAGATGGCGCAGGATTAGATAATTGTCCTAAATTTACTCCCGGAATCAGATTTAATACTTTTGCTAATTCATTTGCTAAAGATATGACTAAACCAATTGCCTCTCGAAGGAATGTGATAAATCCTTGAACAACACCGATAGCCCCAGCAATTGACTTTCCAAAACTTTCAGCATCTTTTTGAGTTTGAGTAAATCCTGAACTTAATCCATCTTCTCCAGTTAATCCTGCAATAAAAGCATTAAGGCTTGGGATACCTGTTTCATTTAAAAATCCAATAAACTTTTCAATTTCAGGTAGTAAGGCTGTGCCAAGTGATTCTTTAGCTTCATCAAATCCTACTTTTAAGCGATCAATCTTTCCTTGAAATGTTTCAGCATTTGTAGCTGCTGCGCCACCATACAATTCAGCAAGTTTTGCTTGGACTTCGGTGAATGATAATGTGGCAAGTTCAGCCTTAGATAATCCAAGACCTAATCTGCCAAGTGATGCTTGATTACCATCTTGGGCTCTACCTAAAGCATTTGTAACAGTTTCTAAATCTTTACCTGAAGCTGCGCTAATATCTAAAGCAAGAGTTAATAATTTTTGAGCTTCTCCTGTATCTTTTGTAGATACTGCCAATCTCTGTAATGCCGGTCTTAATTGATCGTCGGCAACACCAGTTGCAAGGCTAGTCTTAAGGATCATGTCCTCAGTTGCCG